ATGAAATTCACACTAGAGCCGATTTACCTTATTACCGCATTAATCATCGCCGTTGTCTTAGGCATTAGTTGCCAACCGCAACCCGTCAAAGCACTGGAAAAAGACACGGATTATTACAATCACACGCTCAACCTTGAAACTACCTTAAGCGAGGAGCAGCAACAATGGCAACAATGGGCAAAAGAAGAATGGGAAAAGGAACACGGCGGATATCAAACGCCATTGACCGATGAACACGAGGCGGAGATTAGAGCGCAATTAGCGGAGGGGCAAAATGGCTAAAACATTACCTAATATAGCGACATCTCACCTTAATAGTGGTGAGTATCGAGCTGAAATCATAACACGAGAGGATGGCTTAATTCGAGGTGTGATTAAACGGGACGACATTATCATTGAACAAACCCTCTATTTTTACACTAGTGAGCGAAAGGCTATTATCGCCTTAAATAGATTGATTAAAGCCTTTAATTTAGCTCATCAAGACTATTTAGCATTATTGCCAGTGCCGGAAATAAAAACAGGGACAATAGCCGTTGCAAGAGAAAAACCCACTTCTGCACCAGTCAAAAACATCTCTCAAGAGCAATATCAACAGGAGCAACCAATGCCAGTACAAACAGAGGTCAGCGACCAAACACAAACCGTAACGATTAAAACCCAACGTAAAAAAGTCATTCCTCGCAAACCTTTTACCCCTTACGGCTTAAATGGCTATTTAGTGGATAAAAACGGCAAAGTACGGCTAATGTTAGACCGAAAAGCCAACGCTAAAACTATCACGTTAGAGCCTGAAATGTTCGCGATGCTTGCGGATATGGTCAAAGCAACACAACAACAAGGAGCAATACAATGTTAGAGTTAATTTTATCCACCGAAAGTAAAGTGCTATCAACAAATATTGATAGCTTTAAACAACAAGCTGAGAAGTATATCGCTAGCCTTACCCAAACGTTTGAAACTGATGAGGACTTTGGTCGAGCCAAAGAGGAAGCGAAAACACTCAAAGAGCTAGAAGACAAAACACGTACGGTGATTGAAAACGTCTTAAACGGCAATCAAGAAATCGCTACGCTGATTGATACCGCTAAAGAAATCGCTGAACGTTTTCGCACAGAACGCTTAATTCGTGAGAAGTTGGTCAAAACAAAAGAAGCGGAAATTAAACAGCAACTCGCTGAACAAGCGATAACGGAAATTACCGAAGCACGCAATCAGTTAGCTAAAGTTAGCGATATTTCCCTTGCTTTGGAAATGACGTTTCCTAAACACAATATCGCCAACCGAATTGCCGAAAGCCAGAAAAACAAACGCACGATTGACGGGTTAACTAAAGCAATCAATGCAGAAAAAACGCTCATCATTAGCCAGCTAGCAATGGAAGCAACACGCCTAACTAACCGACTAGAACAAATTAAAGCCGCAGGAAAAATCTGGTTATTTAATGACGCAGTAGATCTCATTGCTAGCAATGATGACCTAGCCCCGGTTATCCAACAACGTGTTGAAGCGGAAGCACAGCGAGAAGCTGAATTAAAGGCTAAAGCAGAACAAGAGGCTAAAGAAAAAGCCGAAACTCAAGCAGCATTAAAAGCAAAATTACAACAAGCTCAAGAGGTAAACATTGAACAAGCACCGCAGACTGAAACGAAAACTACACATCAAGAAACGCAAGCAGAAACATCTCAATTTATTCTTAAAATCCCAGCTCAAGAAATTCCATTTACAGGAACACTCGAACAATTAAGAGAACATTTTGCCCCGGTTAAGGCGTTGGGCATTCAAGCAACAATTTTAAAGAAATAAGGAATAGATTATGGCAACCGCACTTCAAACTTTAACTCAAAAATTAGCGAACCGTTTTGAAATCACAGACGGTTCAGACTTAATGGCGACCTTGAAAAATACCGCATTCAAAGGCAACGTTAATGATAGCCAAATGACCGCACTTTTAATTGTCGCTAACCAATATGGCTTAAATCCGTGGACAAAAGAGATTTACGCATTTCCTGATCGCAATAATGGCATTGTACCGATTGTTGGTGTTGACGGTTGGGCGAGAATTTTAAATGAGAACCCACAATTTGACGGTATTGAGTTTGACTTAGATGATGAGAAATGCACTTGTCGCATCTATCGCAAAGACCGCTCAAGACCGATTAGCGTTACCGAATATATGAGCGAATGTTTTCGTGATATACAAGGTCCTTGGAAAACCCACCCAAAACGAATGCTCCGCCATAAAGCGATGATCCAATGCGCAAGGCTCGCCTTTGGTTTCACGGGCATTTACGACCAAGACGAAGCTGACCGCATTATCGAAAATCAAAAAGAGCCAATAAATGTAACGCCAAAACCGAATGTGATTGATACTCAAGCAATCGAATTAATCACTGATGAACAAAAACAATCCATTGATCAACTTCTCGAAATTAAAGAGGTAAATATTGAGAAAGCCCTTGCGTACTATAATGTGAACAGCGTTGATAAATTATCAAAAACTAATGCTGATGATTTTATTAAAATACTTAAACTCAAAGGCGATAAAGTCAAAAATAATGAGGAAATTCCGCTATGATACCCGGATTAATTACGCTTGATTGTGAGCAAGGTACAGAAGAGTGGCTAGCCGCAAGGCTAGGCATTCCCACCGGCACAGGGTTTAAAAATATTGTTACCACCGGCGGTGAGAAATCTGGATCGTGGATAAAATACCTTGCCGAACTTGTGGCAGAAAGCATTGAAGGCAAATCAGAAAGCATTAAAACGCCGGATATGGAACGAGGCAATGAGCTTGAGCCTAAAGCGAGAATGGCATATGAATTTTTAACTGATAATGAAGTCATTCAAGTCGGCGGCGTGTATCTTGATGAAAAGAAAGAAGTAATGATCAGCCCCGACGGACTGATGCCATCACTGAAAAAAGGCTTAGAAATTAAATGTCCTAAGATGAAAACACATATTAAATACTTGCTTGAAGGCGGTGTCCCTAGCGAGTATTTAATGCAGGTTCAGTCTGCCCTGTGGGTAACAGGTTATGAAACGTGGGATTTTGTCAGCTACTGTCCTGATTATCAAAAACAGCCTTTTTATCTTTACACGGCCAAACGTGACGAAATATTAATGAAGGCATTTGATAAATATATTCCCGAATTTTTGAACGCACTTAGGGCATTAAAAGGAAAACCAATGGCAGGCATAGCCTAGACAATTTAAACAATATCTAAACGATTTTAGACGATTAAAAACGGATTTGGCATTTAAAATCAAAGAGATAGCATTGTTTAAATTAGACGATTTCTGATTATTTTTAGACAAACGCCCTCACTTGAGGGCTTTTTTATTAACAAAAACAGGAGAAAACACTATGGCAAAAACCAATATTCACGAGTTCATTTCATAACTTGATGCGGGCATTTTTGAAAACAAATTAGCAACCGCGCTTTCAGAAGTTGCAATGGGTGCAATTACACACGACAAAGCCGGAAAAGTCGTGATTGAATTCGCCATCAAAAAAATGGATAGCGATCAACCAGCCGTGCAAATCCAACATAAATTAAGTTATGTCAAACCAACTAAGAGAGGTAAATCATCAGAAGAAGATACCACCGCAACACCAATGTATGTCCACAAAGGCGGTGCAATTTGTGCAACGCCAGACAAAGAACAAATGCCAATGTTTAAAGACAGTGACGACCCGGCATTTGATAAAAAGTTAAAAGTAATGTAATCAAGGAGTAACTATGGAACAAACCAACTTAGAACAAATTAAAGATTTAGTGTTATCAAGCGTGCATATCGGCAACAGTGATTACCCGATTGCTATTTTACCTAAAGATGTCAATATCGTATCACTTGAAAAACATAATCTATTCCGCAATCAGTTTCGTGCCAAATTCAGCACATTTAACTTTGATAGCTTAGTTGCATATGCAAAACAGCATAATCAAGATAGTGCTAAATGCTTTATTGATGAACAAAATCTTAGTGCAGAGATCATTTTTGATGTTGGCACTGTAGAACAACCTCTTCACGCAACACACCGTGCATTGCTCAATATGCAGAAAACAGCTGCGTATAGTGCATTATTAGATTTTCAAGGCAGACGACACGACCAACGTGCATTCTCTGAATGGTTAGAAGATTGGGGTGATTTTATTACGCCATATACTGATGATGAGGAGAAAATGTCTTTAACCGCAGCTGTTCAATCCATCCGCAAAATTACTTTAGATTATGCGCGCAATGAAGAACACGAAGTGAGTGATTTCGCCGCTAAGAAATCAGCAATGGAAAGTGTTGAAGCTAAAAGCAAATTGCAAATGCCAAAATACTTTGTTTTTAATACCGAAACATACAAAGGATTAAGCTGCCAAGCATTTACGTTACGACTATCCATTTTAACTGGCGGAGATTCTCCGATTCTTGTTGCGCGATTAATCAAAATGGAACAGATACAAGAAGCCATTGCAAAAGAGTTTTCGGATAAGCTAACGAATGCACTTGATGGCACAGGCATTACTGTGAATATTGGAGAAATTGATATTTAACGTTAGTACTTACAACTAAGCCTAGCCATTGCTAGGCTTTTTATTGAAAGCTAATAAGGATAACAATATGAAATATCAAAAAAAGCCTGTAGTTATTGAAGCAAAACGATTTGATACAACGGCAATGTTTGAAGAGTTATCAAAACTTCACGAATGGGTAACTGGAGAATATTTTAAAGCTATACGCTCTTATAGACAAGAGCGTAGATATAAATATAAAGTGAATGGAAAAAAAGGCTTTAGTGGAAAATAAAATTCTATTTAAATCTTGTTCTGATTTCCATTTACAAATTACTACTAAGCAAGGAATAATTAATTATTATCCTTCAACTGGGGAGGGGAAATAATGGAAACAACACTTTTTTTAAGCAAAGAGGAAATTGAATATCTTACTGGTCGAAAACAAAAAACAGCCATTATTGCCCAACTAAAAAAAATGGCTGTGAAATATAAGTGCAATGCTAACGGTTATCCCGTTGTATTAAGAAATCAATTTGAAAAACGTGCTACCGACACTTCCAATAAACCGTGGCAACCTTCGGTATAAGGAGAAAAAATGGCAAGACCAAGAAAACGAGAAAATCAAGGATTGCCACAAAATGTTGTCTGCCATAACCGATTACGAAAAAAGACCGGCAAGGTCGTCAAATATTATTACTATGTCCTTGAAGACGGCAAACAGAAATCGCTAGGTATGGACAAAGAGCTGGCTATCCTTGAAGCAGCCAAACTGAATTACAATAATAAAATTCAACTTCATAATCTCTTATTTGTTGATGTTGTAAATCGTTACAAAGAAGAAGTTATCCCAACCAAAGCCTATAATACACAAAACAGCAATCTTTCCGCTTTACGATTTTTGCTGAAATTTTTTAAAGACGCTCCATTAGATCAAATTGAACCTAAACACATTAAACAGTACCTTGACTGGAGAAAATCAAGCCCTACCTCCGCCAACAATGAAATTACCCTATTCCATCACATCTGGGCAATGGCTAAAGCGTGGGGATATACTAAATTTGCCTGCCCGAGTGAAGGCATCAAAAAACACAAAATCAAGGCAAGAGATGTCTATATTGAAGATTACATCTACGATCTCGTTTATCGCAACGGCGATCAAGAAATGAAAGATTTAATGGACATCGCTTATCTCACCGCTCAACGCCCGATTGATGTTGTCAATATCCACAGCAGTCACATCTATGACGGTATTTTACACATTACGCAGCAAAAAACCGGTACAAAATTAAGGATTTTATTACAAGGTAAACTTGCAGACATTATTTACGCTCGCTTAGAAAATATCACTAAAGGCTATCTTTTTTCAAATAGATGGGGACGAAAATTATCTCGCCGGACACTCACTGAACGCTTTGCCGAGTTGAGAGAAAAGCTCATCCGGCAATATCCGGAACTGGAAAAAGAATTAGCAAACTTTCAATTTAGAGATTTGAGAGCAAAAGCCGGAACGGATAAATCCCTTGCCGAAAATGAAGAAGCCGCCAGAAAACAACTAGGACATACCAGCCTACAAATGACAAAACGTTACATCAGAAAGGACAAACCGATAGCACCGACCAAATAA